ACGTCAAGGTACACGTAACCGTTGGTGTTAGATACCCATCCTGTGTTTGTAATAACCAGCGTCCCGTAAGGCGCGTAGCCCAGCCAGTTCCAGTAAGTCCCGTCCCATTGGAACGTATGATCCCCCGCAACGAGGGCTGCGCCTGATATTGCCGCGCCGTTATGCCTTATCTGTGCCGCGCCCGTGCCAGTCACGTTGAGGGTGGGCGTTCCCGCCGTGTTCCCGTTGCTGAACCTGATTGTCACTATCGGGTTTCCCGTGCGCGCAAAGCCGGTTATCGAACTTGTCTTTGCAGCTGTCGCTGCCGCAGTGGTGCATGTGCCGTAAAACGAACCCTGCGGGCCCTGAGGCCCCTGAGGCCCCTGAGCACCTGTGCTGCCCGTGTCGCCTTTCGTGCCCGGCGGCCCCTGAGCGCCCGTGTCGCCCTTCGTGCCCGGCGGCCCCTGAGCGCCTGTGTCGCCTTTCGACCCCGGCGGCCCCTGAGCGCCTGTGTCGCCCTTCGTGCCCGGCGGCCCCTGAGCGCCTGTGTCGCCTTTCGACCCCGGCGGGCCCTGTTCGCCCGTGTCGCCCTTCGACCCTGGCGGGCCCTGTTCGCCCGTGTCGCCCTTCGACCCCGGCGGGCCCTGTTCGCCCGTGTCGCCCTTCGACCCCGGCAAGCCCTGTTCGCCTTCGTCGCCTTTCGGGCCCTGTATCCTGCCGACATTGGACCATGCCCCGGCAGTTGCGGACCACACATACAGGTCCCCCTGAACCATGAACCCTTCCCCCGCCGCGCCTTCGGGTATGGCGGCTTCCAGTTCCTGCAGGCTGTCGTAGCTCCCGTGGATCGTTACCCCTACGCCATCTGTGCCGCGTTCGCCTTTGTCCCCTTGGTTTCCATGCTCGCCCCTGTCCCCCTTCTCGCCGCGCTCGCCTTGGTCGCCCTGGTCTCCTTTTTCGCCCTTGTCGCCTTTTTCCCCTTTTTCGCCTTTTTCGCCCTTGTCGCCTTTTTCGCCCTTGTCGCCTTTCTCGCCTTGGTCGCCTTTTTCGCCCTTTTCGCCTTGACCGCCCTTTTCGCCCTGATCTCCCTTGTCGCCCTGATCGCCCTTGTCCCCATGATCCCCCTGCTCGCCTTTTTCGCCTTTTTCCCCCTGCAGTCCGCGTTCACCGCGCTGCCCGCGCTTGCCTTCGTCGCCCTGTTCCCCCTGCGGCCCGCGCACGTTGACTGAAACCCAGTCCTTTATCTGCAAATCCCAGTAGTACAGCAGGTAGTCATCCCCGGCCCCTACCTTCCAGGTCTCACCCTCACGGCCCTCCGGCCGCGCCGCGCGCAGCAGCTCCTCGCTCGCGTACGTGCCGGATATCACGAAACCCATGCCCTGCTCGCCGCGCTCTCCCCTGAGCGACGCCAGCCACTCATCCACAGTGCCCGTAAAGCCCCGGCTCACGTCAATCTGGTACGCAGATATGTAATACGGCGGATTTACGTACATTTTCATCTCCCCCCTTCACAACGCTGCCCGCTCATTGCGGGGCGCATGCTCCGCCGCATGGCCCCGCGCGGGTTCGTAAACATCAGCGAACCAGCACACAAAGTTCGCGTAATGCGCGTTGAATATCCGCGACGAGTTCGCATACCTGTCGTACTCGCCGTTAGCCTCGTCTACCTTCGCGCAAAGCCAGAGGCCGTACATGTCGTCATGCGGCTGTTTCACCATCAGCTCAGCTTCCATGTCGCGCGGGTATTTATACGAATACTCGGCAACGCCAGCCTCGCTCAGAAGGAACACGCCTGCCATCACCCTTCCTTCCAGCGCGTTAAGCCATTCCAGCTTCACCCTGTCCGGAAAAGCGTTCGGCTTCACCTCGTCCACCCATCCTATGACGTCGCAAATTCTCACGCAATCCTCCTTACGCGCGCGTCCCCTGCCGCCGGGGCGGTTTCCCGCGCCCATCAGGCAGGCCCCGTCACGCCCTCTTCAGCTGGTCCCCGCCCGGCATCCCGCCGATGGCCGCGAACCGCCAGTCGTTGAACGTCGCGTTGAACCTGCTGTAACCCCACCAGACGTTCGCGTTGGTGTTGCTGTCCACGGTCGAGTTTATTTCAAGCTCTATGCGGTCGTTCCACACAGCCCCGCCGTACAGCTTGTTGTATTTGTCGTCTATGAGGATCCATGGCTTCGTCCCTTCCGCGATGTAGTCGTCAAGATACGTCCATACTATCACGCTCCAGCGGCCGTACTGGTAGTTGAACGCATTGTTCGCCGTCACCGGGTCCTTGTCAGCGCCTATCGCCGCGAACACCTCTTTCTTTAAGTCCGCGTCGTTAGGGATGATTATCGTATCCGGCGCCACGTCCAGCAGCTCGTCGGTGTCCCCCCTGAACTTCTGCATCCGCTCCTCCATGCGCCCGAGGGCGTCCGCGCTGAATGCGTCCGCGAACATGTTCGACTGCGTTTTCTTCGACACCTTCGCCGGGTGCTGCTTGTGGAACAGCGTCAGGCCGTCCGCCGATGTGCCGTCGAACACCTTCTTCTTGAACTGTATCTGCCCCTGGCCTTTTATCGCGCCGCCGTACAGCGCCGCGCCAAACTGCTCCCTCGTGCGCAGGTAGCTTATAAGGAACCCGTCTGGCTGCTTTTTCATGTCTATTATCCGGGCGTCGTCTACCATCTCGCGGGATATCTGGAACGAGTTCTTCCATACCTCCTGGGGCAGGTGCTTCCGGAAGCTCTCCTGCATCCCGTCAAGCGGGTGCGCCCCAAGCTCGCCCACAGGCTCGAACCCGCTCATTGCCGTCATCGCCGTCATCGTGTCGCCGTAGTTCTGCGTCTTGCTCGTCAGGAACAGATCCTTCAGCAGCGTGGTCTGCTCCAGCTCCTCGCCGCGCCGCTCCACGAACCGCTGTATCGGGTGCTGGTAGTTCCCGTATATGCTGTCCTGCAGGCCGCTTGCCTGCGTGAATGTTATATTCATACTTTTTTCCTTTCCCTGCTGCCGCAGCTAGACAAAACGCCCGCGCACTGAGGAGCCTTCCGCAGTGCCGTCAAGCGCCGTAACCTCGAACGTTCCCGCGCCGGCCGATACCTGCTTGCCGCCCGCCGACACCCGCAGCTTTACGCCCGGGGCAGCCGTTTCCGCCGCCGCCGACAGCGTTGTCTCGTAAATTACCCCCGCGCTTACGCGCGTCACCGGGAGCAGCCCCCCGGCTTCGTCTATTTTCTTCTCCGCCATGCACAGGTATGCCGGCGTCGCCGCCGATGCCGACGCCAGCGCCGCGCACATGCCCCCTGACATGGCCAGCATCTGCCCCGCCTCGTACACCCCGGCCGCCGCCGGGACGTATTCATGCGGAAGCACCGCCCCCGTGTCGCTCTTATGTGGTGTGAACATTTTTTTCTCCTTTCCCTTTTTAAGCCCCATGCGCCGCGCCCGCGCCGCGCCCTGGATGAATGGCCTCAGCTGCTCTTCGCAGTGCGTTCGTAATATGCCCTTATGTCGGCATCGCTGTCTCCCGGGTTCAGCGCGCGGTACAGGGCAATCTCTTCCTTTGCTATCCGCGCGCAGCCGCCCCCCCTCGGCTTGGCCCCTGCCTTAAGATGATCCTTGCCTTGTATCGACGTTATCGCCTGCTGCTTGGCCGCCGCCTCCGCTACTGCCGCCGCCGCCATCGTCAGCCGTTCCCAGTTTGCCAGCTTGAATGCGTCAAGAAAGCTGTTCCCGCGCTGCACCGCTTCGTAGAAAGCTCTGCCCGTCGGCATCTTCAGTATCGTTTCAAGGCTTGTCGCCGCCGGGTCGAGTTTCATTATCTCGCTCAGCTCCGCATCCGCGCGCTGCTTCATTTCCCGCTCCGAACGCTCCCGCTCCGCCTCCTGCTGCCTTAGCAGGAACTCTTCCGCGCGCCTCACCGGCGGGCTCTCCGCTATCGCCCTGTTCAGCGTCTCCGGCGTCAGTTTACCCGCCTGCAGCTCCTGCTCCATGAGCGCTGCCGAGTATTCACGCTCCCATGCCTTGAAATCTTCCACGCTTTTTATCGGCGCGTCCGTAATGGTGTTCTTCAGCCGCGCTTTTGTGAACATTTCCTCCAGTTCGGCAGCCTGCCGTGCCCTCTCGCCCGCCAGCGCCTCGCTTACGGCTTTTGCGACCGCCTCCTGCTGCTCGCGGCGGAGCTGCTCCAGGTGGCCCGGCACGCCGACAGGCGCAGCAGGCTCC